GCCTCCGCCGCCTCCGCCGCCGCCGCCGCCTACGCCGCCTACGCCGCCGCCGCCGACGCCTCCGCCGCCCCCTACGCCGCCGCCGCCGCCGCCTCCGCCGCCTCCGCCGCCGCCAAAGAAAAGATGCAAGATAAAATCTTGGAATATGGTCTTAGTCTCTTGAAATAACGGCAACCGCCACGCGGGATGAACGACAGGAACCAACGGGACAACAGGAAACACTGCGCGAAACGAAATTGCGAAAACAACGGTAGAAACCAGATTGAGGGAATATGAAACGCAAACAGCTAACGGACTTCATGCCAAAATATAAGGAGCAGGCGACAACAGCAATTCCAACGAGGGACGAAAAAAGTGAAACAACGGTCCAACCGGAACAAGGAGCCAGCGAGATGAACACGACGACCGACACGACGACCTTGCCGGAGTTGAAATCAGGTGCTTTACTTGTATCGCGCAAAGGTGAACACTATCGGGCATACCGCGTTAGCAAGCCAAAGCGTGATTTATACGCAGAACCGATGTATCGGCTTGAGAAGGTGGTCCGGATAACGGTAAGAGGGAACGGCGAATTTTCTCTTGAGGAATTGGCAGAAGCTGGCATGAAGCTGGCGGAGTAAAACAAGGAGGATTATGAAATGCGCTTCACTCAAATTGATTACTGGGATATGCTTGTGCGCCGCGTGTTTGATACCAGTGACCGGGCAAACCGCCGTGTTGAAAAAATCTTCATGGCCGAAATTGGCGAGCTTGACCGGAACGGCCACTTGGTATTCGAGGGAGAGCGCACGCCGCGAGGGTACTGGGGGCAAATTGATATTGATGGCCAACGGGAAGCCGCTTGTGGACACGGCTTTAACGGTAGCCATGCCGAAGAAACTGATGAAGGCCATGAACATATCGCTCGGCAGTCGGGTACTCGTGAGGAGCTTGGCCGGAAATCACACGGATATTCTGGCGATGGTGACGGACCACGGCCCAGGGCGATCCAGTCAGAGGCGTGGAGTAATTATTGATTTATCTCAAGCCGCCATGATCGCGCTGGCCGGACAGGACGGAATCAGGGCGGGAAAAATCCGCGTAAAAATAGAGAGGATGTAAAATGCAAGACCACAACAAAATGCGGTTAAAATCAACTTCGGTCTCCGACTTTGAAAAACGACTGGAGCAGTTTGCGCTATCGCATGGCGAAAAAATGACCGTAAAATTTGGACGTTTGTATGCCACAGAATCGTCCAGTAACTCCCATAGTTGCCCGATAGGCAAGGAATATAAAACTAACTGGCCACGAAAACCGAACGAACCAATGGGATTTCCCGCGCTGGTGGGGAGGCTCTATTTGAAAAAGAATGTTGCTGAAGGAAAATACTGTATAGATGCGCTTACTGGAAGCGGCTTCGGAGAAATCCCCGGCCTTTGCACCGGAACAGGCGGTGGAGGCTATGAGTCGGAATATGGTGTCACTTTGTGGCTGGCCGATTTTCCGTTATGGGGGCATAAGGTAACGGCATATCTTAAACTTCAAAAAGAGATGTCCGAACTTCAGCGAGCCAACGAAAAAAGGTCAGAAGAATTATCTGATTTAATAAATCGCGCCATTTCTTCTGATCCTGAAAATGCGCGCTTGATAATGGAAAAGGATGCGTTAAAGAAAAAACTGGCAGCAGAAGTTACGACATCTCATCCAGAATTAACGCTTTTCCCTACTGAATCCTTGCAAGGTAAAATCGAAAAGAAACGGAAAGAAATTGGAATTGATTATTAAGGAGTCGCCCTATGCACCCCAACGAACCGCAGACCATCGCCGAGCTTGCGCTGATCTACAGCGAGCTAATCCGCGCCGAAAGCACCGATGAAAACATGGCTAAAATACATGCGCTCGAGGCGCAGATGAAACGCCTCACAGCCGAGATTAAAGCGAAGGAAGCCGCAACGACCTGAAAGGAGCCCCATGCCCGCCGCCCATACCACCGCGATGCACGCCGCTACCCGCCGCCGCCGAAAATGCAAATGCGGAGCTTATTTTACTCCGATTGTTTATGATGAATCTCTATGTTATGACTGCCAATGCGAGCGCGAATGGAACAAGTCTCAATACGAATTAGGAACCACGAAAAAAGAAAGGAAGGAATATCATGCCGAAAACTGAAATTGACATGACCCACGAAATTAACAAGGGTATGGGGCAAGAACTGGTAGTAGGAATACTTGAGCAATCCGTCAAGGATTATCGGCTACTCCGCCAGCGAAAGATGATTGAAGGTGGTAAGATAAATCTTGTCCGCCTTGCAAAATTTGGCAAGAAACATATCGGCGGCATGGGCGTAAAGGACATACGCGAAACCTATCGTTTTATTCACGGCGACGACTTCCGGCGCGAATGGGAATTGGGCGACTTTGAAGCCGACTGTGAAAGAGCGCGGAAACAGATAATTGAAGGGCCGATAAATCCTGACGCAACGGAAAAGAAAGAAGGCGCAACATGATTTCTAATCGAGCCACCACAGTTCGATTGGTTATTATGTCCGATTACTTCAGAAGTTCAATCCAACGTCGCGCAGAATTAAATAAAGAACATGAGCCATGTCCATCTATGGAAAGTCAAGCGATACATGTTACCACGGCACGGCAAGCAGGCATAACATTTTGCGACGAGCAGGACCGCCTGCCGGAAAGAGGAATGGCAAAGGAATATCGAATGGAAGGAATATGAAAACATATCAAGAGTTTCTAAAAAACAAGTCGCAATGCGGATTTAATGCCGGATTTGATCCGGTATGGATGCCTGATTTTCTGTATGACTTTCAGAAGGTGCTTGTAGAATGGGCTATCAAAAAAGGCCGGTCAGCCATCTTTGCCGATTGTGGACTTGGCAAAACTCCTATGCAGTTAGTCTGGGCTGAAAACGTAGTCCGTAAAACAGGCAAGCCCGTTCTGATTATTGCTCCGTTAGCCGTAGCGCCGCAGACAGTTCGGGAAGGTGTTAAGTTCGGAATTGAAGTTATCCAGTCACGCGACGGGAAGATCGGGACAGGAATCACGGCAACGAACTACGAGCAGTTACACCGCTTTGACCCGAAGCCGTTTGCAGGGGTGGTGTGCGATGAATCGAGCGCGATAAAACAATTTCAGGGCGTGCGCCGGAAACAGGTAATTCAGTTTATGCGAAACATTCCCTACCGCTTGATGTGCACAGCGACCGCCGCACCGAATGATTATATTGAGCTTGGCACGCACTCTGAAGCTCTGGGCGTCATGGGTCAAATGGACATGCTTTCCACGTTCTTTAAGGCTCTTGATGGCGCGTCTCATATCTGGTGCAAGGCCGGGGACTTCTGGAATCATCATGGCTGGGTTTTCCGCGCCCACGCCGAAATTCAGTTTTGGAGATGGGTATGTTCCTGGGCCAGAGCGTTACGCACTCCAAGCGATATTGGCTTTGACGATGGACTTTTTAAGTTGCCCCCGCTTGATGTGCGTCAAACCGTGATTAAAAACGATCAGCCATTTAACGGAGAGCTTTTTCCTGTTATTGCCAGAACCTTGGAACAGCAACGCGAGGAAAGACTTTTGACAATGGATGCACGTTGCCAAAAAATAGCGGAGCTTGTCAATACTGGCAAACAGGCATTGGTCTGGTGCCATGCAAACGAGGAAGGCGACCTGTTGGAAAAACTGATTAAGGACTCCGTGCAGGTTGCCGGGAAAGACACGGACGAACACAAGGAAAACTCATTCCTTGCGTTTGCCGATGGTAAAATCCGCGTGCTGATAACCAAGCCGAAGATCGGCGCATTCGGATTGAACTTCCAAAACTGTTCGCACATGACTTTTTTCCCGTCACATTCCTTTGAGCAGTATTATCAGGGGACGCGCCGGTGCTGGCGATTTGGACAGAAAAATACCGTCGTTGTTGACGTGGTTACAACACCGGGAGAAGCGGGGGTTACGGCTAACTTGAAAGGCAAGGCGGAGGCTTCTGCCGTTATGTTCGGGCGACTGGTTCAGGAAATGAATAATTCAATGTCAATGAAATCGGCAGAGTCGTTTAATAATAAAATGGAGGTTCCGTCATGGGCGTAAAGCAACAGGAAATCACAGATCGTTATGCCGTGTACAATGGGGATTGTTGCGAAGTAGTGCCGGGGATAAAAGATGAATCCGTGCATATTTCAATCTACTCCCCGCCGTTTGCGGAGCTTTACAATTATAGTTCGAGCGACCGTGATATGTCAAACTGTAAAAACTTTGCAGAATTTATGGAACACTATGCTTTTATTGTAGAGCAGATATTCCGTGTCACAAAACCGGGGCGCATATCCTGTGTGCATTGCATGGACTTGAAGGGTGACAATCCTAACACATGGCGCGACTTTCCCGGCGATATTATCCGTTTGCATGAACGCATGGGGTTTTATTATCACTCCAAGCATACCGTTTGGAAAGAACCGTTAAAGGTTGCCATCCGCACGCGGGCACTCGGATTGATGCACCGTCAGCTTGTGAAGGATTCTACGCAATGCAAGGCGGCTGGCGCGGATTACATTCTGGTATTCCGCAAGCCCGGCCAAAACAAGGAGCCTGTATCGCATGGCGTCGGCTTAATGACTTATGCCGGGGAGAATCAGCCAGCGCATGAATTGTTTGCGAAGTATCATGCTTGGGAAGATCCGAAAACGAATAAGCTATCTCATTACATCTGGCAACGCTATGCGTCAAGCGTATGGATGGACATACGCGGCGGCAGGGTGCTGCCTTACAAACCAGCACGTGAAACCGAAGAAGAAAAACATGTATGCCCGTTGCAACTGGACATCATCGAACGTTGCCTGACCCTCTACAGCAACCCCGGCGACACGCTCCTGACCCCGTTCATGGGAGTAGGATCAGAAGTATGCGGTGCAATCCAATACGGACGCCGCGCAATCGGAATTGAATTGAAAGAGTCTTACTACCGGCAGGCTATCCGCAACATCCATCATGTAGTCGAAATCCCGATAACCGGGGAAGGCGATTTGTTTTCGGCTGCTTATGAAAAAGAGGATTCAGAAGATAAAAACGAAATGGAATAATCTGTTCCGCCTGCCGGGGCGCGGGATGATGGAGGAAAAACTATGAAAAATCCAATCACACCGCAGGAATATCAGAAAGCGCAAGCATTTTGGACGCGGATAAACACGTTGCGACGCACACCCGGCCACTGTAACCGTTGCGGAAGGCCGTGGACTGGCAAGACGAAGCAATGCGACCATTGTCGGACTTATCATAAGCAATACAATGTTGTCCGAATAGAACGCCGCCAACGAATAAATTGGAAAACTCTTTACGCAGAAATTGAACCATTGAAACGTCGCGTAGCTTCGCTTGAAACCGCAATAGCTCGGCTACAACTGTTGAATAAAGAATCATGGAAGCGTGGGTGGGATACTGGCTTCCGGCGCGGTAAAGGTCAACGTGCCAGAAACTTCGATGCTGTTTGCGGCAAGTATGACTCATTCAAACGCGGATGCGTTACATCGAAAGAGGAATTGAAGCATTTGAATCATGCCTACGGCGGCGCGGGATGATGGAGGAAAAAATAGTTTCACTTTGTGCTTGCAATCGGTATGACGATGTGATACACTCTTATCAGCCAGTAAGGAAAGACCGATTTTAGGAGGCTTCTATGGTAAGAACAAAAATAATCTCATTCCGGATCACGCTCGACCGCCTGAAACGCATTGACGAACTCAAGAAGCTCCTGCGGATACAGAACCGGAGCCAGCTATTAAATTGGGCGATTGACTGTTACAGCGACGCGAAGATTGAGAAGAAACTGCCAGATCAAAGCAAGTGCATCAACGGAGGGGCGAAATGAACAACATCACAGTGTTTGGAAGTCCTGATGAAATGGTGAGAACCGTGACCGAAAAGGGAAAGATCGTTGACAGTGGTTACGGCAAAGTCAACTATCGCGCCTGGTGCGAACTTGAACGCAACAGGATGAATGCAAACCGCGACAACGTAACAATCACAACCCGCGCCGATGGGTTTATCGCGTTGGCAAGGTGAAATAACGGCGCAACAAGGAGGCGGGATATGAAAACCGACAAACTATCACACGGAAGTGGCAAGACGAAGTTCAACCGTGAAAAATCCAAAGGCGAATCTTGGACAAACAAACGCGACGAAGCAATCCGCAACGGAACATGGAGGAAAGGCAAATGACCTCCACCCGCGACGACCTCGAAGATCTGCCCGAAGCTGTTTGTCGCTCTTGTGGCGAGCAGTTTTACGAAGTAGAACTCGACAGCGATGGTCGGTGCGCCGAATGTGTGAACGAGGATTTACGGATAGCGCAACAGAAACGCGGGAACAAGAGAAAGGGATACCGGCATGACGACAACGGAAACGAGTCGGCTTCTGGCTGATGCTAAGTGGAAAGTTCCCAGTTCCAGCTTCGTTGCCAGTGTCATAAAATGGTTTAGGATAAAGGGTTTTATTACAAGCAAGCAAAGAGACGCGTTAGAGAACATCATAGACAAGTGTTAGAAATCCAAAACAAAGGAGTGAAACAGTATGAATCTTAAACCAGCAACCCGTCCCGCCTATCTCAAAGCCGGATTTTTCGGCGGCACAGGCACGGGTAAGACTTTTACCGTGGCAAAGGTGTTGAGCCAATTCCAAAAGGAATACTGTCCTGAAAGTCAGATTGCCATGTTTGACACCGAGCCGAGCGCGGGATACATAATCCCGATGGTAAAGAAAATCACTGGCAAGGATTTGCTGGCATTTTCTTCCAGGTCATTTGCTGACCTGCTTGACTTTACCAACGAGTGTATTGCGAAAAAACACATTGCCCTTGTGGATTCAATTACCCACCCGTGGCGTCAACTTTGCACGGACTATCTGGATGCCAAGAAAAGCCGTGTGTCAAGTGCTGGTGGCAACATCAGCACGGTAAAACTCTCCCTCAAAGACTGGGGGCCTCTCAAGGAAATGTGGCAGAAGTTCTCTGAACTGTTTGTCTATTCGCCGTTGCACATTGCCATCATCGGGCGTGAAGGCGACGTGTGGGAAACCATCGTTGACGACGAAGGCAAGGAAGAAATAAAGAAGGTTGGCGTCAAGATGAAGACGGAAACGGAACTTGGTTACGAGCCTTCCCTACTGGTTCAAATGCGACTGGAAGGCAAGGAACACTTGGCTTTCGTGGCAAAGGATAGGTTTGATGCCATGACCGGACTGACCAGCACAAACAACCCCGATATCGAGTTTTTCAGGCCGCATATCAGCTTGCTCGATCTCAAAGGCAAGGGGCCGGAAAAGCACGAAGGCAAGCCGAGCTTTGAAAAGGGAACAGGCCCAAACTGGGAAACCATCAAAGCGCGACGGGAAGCGGTGCTGGAAAACGTCAAAGACGATTTGCTTCTGGCTTGCCCTGGCCGTGGCGATGATGAAAAAGCCGAGAAGGTAAAAATGCTACGGGAAGCCTTTGGAACTTCGGCGTGGACGGCGTTGGAAAGTGATGAGAAGAAGTATCCGCTGGAAATGCTTGAAGTTGGTCGGAAAAACCTCGCAGAAATAATCAGCAAAAAGAAAGGAATGGTGAAAGATGCCCCGAAAAATTGACGATCTCATGGAAGACCAGTGGCCGCCGATTGAACAAGGTAAAACATCATGCAGGGTGGAGGCAACTTGCATTGAAGCAAAACTGGCGATGTCCAAAGTCAAGAAAACCCCTTCCGTTCGCTTACATTGGGAAACCACGGATGGCGAATACAAATTCACCGACGATGTATTCTGCACGGTGGGATCTATTCGGCGGCTCGCGTTAGTTGCCAGTCATGTTTGCGGGTTTGCCGATGAAATTCCAGACAGTGATAATGAAGCTATGAAGATTCTGGAGGAGTTTATTCTTGATAATGTTGAGGGTAAAACCTCGTTCGTTACCATCGAGGAAAAGCAGGAAATCTTCATCCCCGAAAGTGGCCCGAACATGGGGCGCAAAACGACGGTGACGAAAAAGAAGGTGGCTTACAATGGCTACGAGAAGCCGGGAGAAGTAGGACAAGTTTCAGCCGAAGCCCCGCCGAAGGCAGAGGCGAAACCAAGCATCATCAAGAAGGACGACGATTCAGATTTGCCTTTTTGATCTATACCATGAGCGATAAACTTCCACCTTTGCCGGCATTGAGACACTTAGGCGATCTGGCTGATCGGTTGCCAACCGTAGTTATTGACACGCGGGAACAGGACCCATTGCCAATAACGCGGTTGCCAACTATCAGAAGTGGATTGTATTCAGGAGATTATTCAGTTGCTGGACTTGAATCTGTATTTGCTGTTGAACGAAAGTCAATCGCGGATATAGTAAGTTGTTGTGTAAATTCTAATCGGGAACGGTTTGAAAATGAATTGCATCGGCTCCGTGGATTCAGATTTCGGCGTTTGCTTATTGTCGGTCAGCGGTGTGAAATAGAATTAAAGCGTTATCGAAGTGCCATTGCACCTGCATCTGTTTTAGGGACATTGGCGGCGTTTGAAGCTCGCTACGAAATTGCGGTGGTATGGGGAGATACGCCGGAACGAAGTGCAACAATCGTTGAAGTCTGGTCGTGGTATTTTGCACGGGAATACGTCGAAGCGATTAACAGCTTATTTAGAGAAACAAAATGCCAATAGGAATTTACGGAATACGAAATCTGGAAAACGGTAAATGGTATATTGGACAAAGCTCCGATACACATAGACGCTTAGTTAATCATTTATCAGGACTTAAAAGCAAGAGACATCATAATCCGCATCTTCAATGTGCTTTTAATAAATACGGTGAATCTAACTTTGAGTTCCGTCTTTTGGAAGAAGCCCCCGAAGGATTGCTTGATACAAGAGAGCGATTGTGGATTGAATTTTACAAATCAAATCAAGAGCAGTTTGGATACAATCTGGAAAGTGGCGGCAATCTTTTGAAGCATCATTGCCAGAGAACAAAAGACAAGTTATCAAAATTGGGCAAGGGCAGACGCATGTCTGCGGAATGGTGTCGCAAATTGTCCGAGCGTCAACAAGGCGAAAAACATTGGAATTATGGCAAACATCCTTCAGAAGAAACCCGCAAAAAACTACGCGAAGCTCAAAAAAGACGTGCTCCAATTTCAGAAGAAACAAGACAGAAAAGGTCAGCATCTCTTTTGGGACATAGTGTTTCAATGGAAGCACGGCGTAAAATATCAGAAGCGCACAAAGGTATTATTCCTTCTCTTGAAGCACGTCGTAAAATGTCCGAAGCTCGTAAAAAACGTGTATTTACAGCAGAAACACGTGCAAAAATGTCCCGGACAGCAATAGAACGTAAAGCATATCTTAATTTTCGTAGGTAACAAGGCGGCTATGGAACGATTGATTAAGTTGAAGCAGGATTACTTGAATAAGGAATCCCTGCGGTCGAAGCAATGAAAGGAATATAACATGACTGATTTTATTGGATTCCCAAAGATTGCCAGATACTCTCGCGAAGTTATCGTGACCGAGAAAATTGATGGCACGAATGGTTGCATTTATTTTGGAGAAGATGCTTCCGAGCCAATGTTGGTGGGTAGCCGAACGCAATGGATTACACCCGAAAAAGACAATCATGGATTCGCTCGCTGGGCTTATGACCATGAATCAGAACTGCGACAGCTTGGGCCAGGACGTCACTTCGGAGAATGGTGGGGATCAGGTATTCAGCGCGGATATGGATTGCCCAAAGGCGAAAAACGGTTCAGCTTATTCAACACAATTCGATGGTGCTTGCATGGTCAGACCCCGCAACCTATTCCTTGCGGTGATCCGCGGATTGTCAAAGTTCAGGATGTATTGCCCTCTTGTGTGGGGCTTGTCCCGATTCTTTGGCGTGGGCAATTCGATAAGCTAAATGCCACGGAGATTCTGCAAGACTTGGGTTGTCTTGGAAGCAAGGCCGCGCCGGGATATATGCAACCCGAAGGCATTGTAATATTTCATATTGCCGGGAATATTGGTTTCAAAAAAATGTTGTCAAAGGACGAAGAACCGAAGTCGAAGCAATGACGGGTTGTCGGTGTATTAAAGGGGACAATAATATATGAGTAGAATGACACCAGAAGCCATAGGGAAAATCGTAAAACGCGAGATGGAAATGTTGCGCGAAATTACATTCTTGCGGAAACAACTGCGAATTATTGCTGATCGTCCCCGGCATACTATGGAACAAAGACTTGCGGAGTCAGCATTGACGTTTTGGGATGAAGTAAAGAAGGGTTGTCGGTGTGGGGCATATAAATCAGTCGGATGCTCTCCCTTAAAATGCATCCGAGCCGACAACCTTTCTTGAAACGCATCGGTGAAACGCATCGCAACTCGGCCTGTTCGCGGGGGATTAATATGAATGAAATTGAATATGTCCTTTTATACGGAGTCGTTATTCCGACAATTATCAGCGCGATTGTTTCTTATTTTGTTACACGATTTGTAATCTGGTGTTGTCGATAGAAACGAGCCTGTTCGCGGGAGGATGAATCATTAATACCGCAAGCAACGCGAGGGGGATTATGAAAATTGTGCAATGCAACGATAAAGAATGTCTTCAGGCGTGTCAACATAGATGGCCGCATAAAAAATGGATTGGATGCGATATTCGTTGCGGTCTCGGTAAACATGAAACGTGCCAGCCGGTGAAGGCAAAGAGGAAAAATGGGAATATATGAATGCTGAAACTCAACAATGCCGTAAAGAAGTAATCGAAGCATTACTCATCTATAATCCATCAATTCCACATCGTACAGCGGCCACGTTGTTATTCAAAGATCACCCCGATTTGTTTCGTAGCGTGGATAATGCTCGAACTGCATTACGAGGATATACGGGTAATCAGGGTAAGAAAAACAGGAATGGGTATGCTGACAAGCAGTTGTATCGGCAACCCTTTACTGGTGAGGCCATGCCAATTCCTACGCCGTTTTGGAATACCGATCCGTTCGTATTTGATACCACGGACGCCCTATTTGTTGCCGACAACCACATTCCGTTTCACGAGGAAGGCGCAATCGAACTGGCAGTCAAGCATGGCAAGCAACGTGGTGCAAAGGATGTGGTCATTCTGGGAGACTTCCTTGATCACTATCAAGAAAGCGACTTTTGCAAACAGCCGGACGTATCCACGCTGACACAGGAATTAGAGGATGGACGGGAAGCTCTTGAATGGCTTCGTAAGCAGTTTCCAAAGGGACGGATCATTTTCAAGGAAGGCAACCATGAAGAACGATTTGCCATTAAAGTGCATAAGTGCCTGCCAGAAGCCGGTGCATTGCTCGACAATTTTACCTACGACAAACTGGGATTCAAGGAACTGAATATAGAACTGGTGAATGACCGTCGCCGCATTGACATGGGTTATTTGACGGCAATCCACGGGCATGAACTTGGCAAAGGAACAGCGGTTCTGGTCAATGCCGCCAGAACACTCCAGTTGAAGGCCAAAGATATATCTATTTGCGCTCATTGGCACGTTCCCGCGCAACATAGAGTTAGAACATTACGCAGAAGCCATATTGGGTGTTGGTCTTTGGGTTGTCTTTGTAATCTTACTCCTCGTTATGCGCCGATAAATGATTGGGAATTAGGTTTCGCAGTATTTCATAGAATAGATGAAAAAGGTAATTTTGTAATTGAAAATAAAACAATTATTGGAAAGATGGTTGTATGAAAGAAGAAATTGGAAATAAATATGGTTGGCTTGTTGTAATAAAAAGAAACGGGACAAGCACTAAAAGATTCAAAAGAGCGTTATGGTTATGTAGATGTAAATGCGGAAAAATGGCAATAGTAGATGGAACAACACTACGAACTGGAGGAAAGAAAAGTTGCGGATGTATGCCTACTGCAATAAAAATACTACCCAAACAGGAAGCTTCTTTTAATAAGTTTTTACGCGGAATGCAAAGTAGTGCAAAAAAGCGAAAACATGCTTGGAATTTATCGAAAGAACAAGTGCATTATTTAACACAACAGCCTTGTGTTTATTGTGGACAGATTCCAAGACAAGGAAGTTTTAATTCTATTAGCAACGGAGTTTTTGTTCATAATGGTATAGATCGTATTGATAGTAATCGGGATTACAACATAGACAATGTAGTTTCTGCTTGCAAGGTATGCAATTATGCGAAGCACACTAAAACCACAGAACAATTCAAGGAATGGGTAAGCAAGGTATATAAATACTTTGTGGTAGAGAATAAGACCGTAATTGACGGGATGGTAGTGTAGTTACCGAGCGGTGCATTGTAACGGAAGTAGGCGGTATTGTTGCCCTTTGTTACCGAGCGGTATTCTCGATTCGCGAATGGAGAATGTGCAAAAGTCTTGCAATCGGTGAGCATTGATCTATCGGTTTACACAAATATTCCATTTCAAAAGGTTATCAATAATGAGCATTAAACGAAACAAACAACACAATCCCAATAAAAAGTTGAGGAAGTATGCTAAGGGTGACAAACGCTATATTGACTTCGTGGAGGATGGCGCGGTGAATGCCGACAAGTTGCGCTGGTGCAAGAGCTGTGAGCAATGGATTCCTCCGCCGGGCATCCACACCTGTCATGATGCCAAGGCCGAACGTGAGGCAAGAGTCGCTGAATTAAAGCAGTTGCCTATCAATAGTCCGTACCAGAAGAGGTGAATATGGAAGCAATTCTAAAATTTTCGCTACCAGAAGAAGCCACCGAACACAAGCAAGCCGTGAACGGCGCGGCATGGGAATCAGTGGTTTGGGAACTCGACCAAACCATGCGTGGTTTTTTGAAGTATGGCCACGATGATCTTAAGACGACAGAGGCTGTTTTGGAAAACCTACGCGAGAAGATACGCGAGGAAATGATCGAGGAAGGATTGCAGTTTTCACCATGACCGCCAAATCAACACGCGAGAGGTTGCCGGACGTGCGCCCCAGCATCAACCACAAACTCGTATTGTGTCAACATAGGGGCAACAAGGTGGAGCGAATCCACTTCTATATTATCGCGGGAATGTATGAGGACAAACGCCCCGCCGAATTGTTTGTCACAGTAAATAAGGGCAACGGAATGATCGCTGGATTTCTTAAGGTCATAGCTATCCTAATAAGCCTCTGTCTGCAATACGGGGTTCCTTTTATGAAGATTTACGAGAAACTTGCCTATCAATCGTTCGAGCCATCGGGCTTTACTGAGAATCCTGAAATACATTCATGCTCCAGCGTAGTTGATTACATCATGCAATGGATGAAACAGAAGTTTATGTCAGAGGAAGTAGCGCAAATGTCAGAGGTTGCCATTGCGACGGAAGAACTGGCGCGAGATTTACATTTGAGCAATCCAATCAGCGAGGAAACATAACGGCCTGACACCAAGGCCCGGAACAAACAAAACGAAAGGACGACATGAAAACCGTAATCAAGAACCGCTACACGGAGAAAGCAATTGTTGAATCGGAATTAACGCTGATTGAAACCGTCGTCGCAAACAAGGCCGACCTGAGCGGTGCCGACCTGCGCGGTGCCGACCTGCGCGGTGCCGACCTGAGCGGTGCCGACCTGAGCTATGCCA